CCGACGTGACGACCGAGCTGCAGATCCTCGCGGAGATGCAGACCACGAACATGCCGATCGAGGCCGTCACCGAGCAGCAGAAGCGCATCGTCGCCGTGCAGTTCGCAGGGCTGCCGCCAGAGCGCATGGACGAAATGATGACGGCCATCGACGAGCGACTGCTCGAACCGGATCTGCCCGACAACGTGGTCCCGCTGCGGCCCGACCCCAACGCGGAAGTCCGCGCCGCCATCGTGCAGTCGCTGGGGGCCGCCGGTGGCGCGTCCTGACGACACCGATGCGCTGATCGCGCAGGCACTGGCGGCCAAGGCTATGGCGCTGGCGCGCGATGCGCTGCGCCGCGACATGGCGCCTGGTCCTCAAGGCGATGCCGGGCCGCAGGGCGAACGTGGGCCGCAAGGCCCTGCTGGCGCCGATGGCCAGGACGGCCGCGACGGTGCAAATGGCCATGACGGCGCGACAGGCCCGCAAGGCCCGGCCGGTGAGCGCGGTCTGCAGGGCTACCAGGGCCCGGCAGGCGAGGACGGCGAGCAGGGCCCGCCAGGACAGGACGGCGAGCCTGGGCCGCGCGGCGATGCTGGCCCTGCTGGGCCTCGCGGCCTGGCCGGCACCGATGGCCGCGACGCCATGCCGCTCGCGCCGGCCCGCGCCGAGTTCGAGCGCGATGCGAAGACGCACCTCACGCTGCGCCTCATCGTCACGCCGGAAGACGGCGGCGACGGGCTACAGGCCATCCCTGTGCGCGGCGCCGATGGCCTGATGGTCGCCGCCGACATCAGCCTCTACAAAGCCGCGGCGTGACGCCAGGCTGACACCAAAGAAACCAAGAAGCCTCCATGGCCGTCGACATCGAATACAGACTCAGCGGCGGCGCCGCGAACAGCAACCCTGCAGCATCCACTGGCGGGGCCATGTCCAGCGTCGAGGCCGTTGGGTCGACGCTGTTCGATACCGTCAGCAACGCAGAGGCGCTGGCCGGCGACACGAACTATCGCTGCGTGTACGTCACCAACAACGGCGCGACTACGGCCAGCGCTGTGGTCATCTGGATCCAGGCGAACACCCCGAGCGCGACCACGGCCATCACTATCGCACTGGACGGCTCCGGGCTGAACGGCGAGGCCGAGACAGAGGTCAACGAGACGACTGCGCCCACGGGCGAATCGTTCGTGGCCGCGGCGAGCCAGGGCGCCGGCCTGTCCATCGGGACACTGGCGTCCGGCGACAAGTACGCGGTCTGGATCAAGCGCGTCGTTGATGCCAACACCGCAGGGTCGGCCTCTGACACGTTCACGCTGCGCACCAGTTACGACTACATCCCGTAATGGATGACGATCTTTCTTCCCGCGTCGAGGCCATCGAACGGCAGATGGCAGAGATCCGCGCGCAGTTCAAGAGCGCGGCGCATGAGCTGCGCGCCGATGACGACTTCATGCGGCCAGCGGCGCAGCGCTTGAGCGATCACGCAGCCGCGCACATATTCGACAAAGCGGCGAGAAGGCTCTTGTGGGCGGTCTTGGGAATCTTCGGTGCGGCGGCGGTGGGATTGGCAATGTTCCTGGCCGGCAGGGGATTCAAATGATGCGAGTCGTGCGTGCGTTCCCTTGGGCGAACGTCATGCTGTTCCTTGGTGGCGCGCTGCTGGTTGCTGTAACCGCGCCGATCATCGCGTTCAGTTTCGCTTCGCTGCTGGCGCTGTACGACGAGGCTTTCCCCGTCGCCGAGGCGAAGCTCGCCAAGGCCGAGATCGTGGACGATAAGCTGCGGTTTCAGTTGTTCGTCACAAGGCGCAGGGACTGCGAGACGTTGAAGATCGAAGGGTTCAGCGGCCCGCACCGACTCGCAATGGCAGCAGCAACGATCATGAAGCGCGAGGACGGGTTGGCACCGATCTCCTACCCTGTCGGCGTAACTGTGCTGTCGAGGCCGTGGATGATGTCGCCGGTCTATGGTCCGCACATCTGGATCTACGGGTACTACGACTGCGACGACAGGGTGGTCAAGCAACGGCTGATTGATGAGAGGCTGCCGTGAAACTCAGTCAAGCCGGCATCGACGCGATCAAGCGCTTCGAGGGCTTGCGCCTTCACGCATACCTTGACGTAGCCGGCGTGCCCACCATCGGCCACGGCCACACGCAGGGCGTGGAGATGGGGCAGCACATCAGCCAGGAGGTCGCCGAGAACTTCCTGCGCAGCGACTTGAGTTGGACCGAGTCCGCGGTGAACAACGCGGTGCGCGTTCCGATCTCGCAGTCGGCGTTCGACGCAATGTGCTCACTGTGTTTCAACATCGGCGAGACGGCGTTCAAGTCCAGCACGCTGATCCAGAAACTCAACGCGGGCGACATGGCCGGCGCAGCCGACGAGTTCCTGCGGTGGAACAAAATCACCATCGCGGGAGAAAAGCAGGTGAGCCCCGGCCTTACAAGCCGGCGAGCAGCGGAAAGGCAGATGTTCCTGTCTGCCGCCGCTGCTCCATCTGCGCCACCGCCGGCATCCGACATCTACGGCCAGGAGCATTCCATGCCCATCCCCATCGCCGGCATCGCGGCGGCATTGCTGCCGACGCTGATCGAGTCGATCCCCAAGCTGGCGTCGATCTTCAAGCCCGGGTCCGAAGTCGCGGAGCGCAACGTCGCAACGGTCGGCGCGGTGCTGGACATCGTGCAGAACGCCACGCAGGCAGTCAACGCCCAGGCCGCTGTCGAGAAGGTCAAGTCAGATCCCGTGGCGCGTCAAGCCGCGGAGAAGGCGATCGAGGCGCGCTGGTTTGAACTGACCGAGGGCGGGGGCGGTGGCATTGACGGAGCGCGCAAAGCCGACGCTGCGTTCGTAGCGAGTCATGAACCCGTGTGGCGTTCGCCATCCTTCATCGTCGCCTTGGCCTTGTTGCCGTTGGTTTACATGATCGTCGGCGCAGTGGTGGGCCTGTTCGGCGCCCCATTCAGCGAGGACGTTAGAGCCGCCATTGCCAACGGCATCGTCGGGTTGGTATTGGGTGGCCTCATCGGCTACTACTACGGTCAAACCACTTCACGCAACAGGACGCCAGCATGAAACAGACTCTCAAGCTCTACCCGTCGCCAAAGAACTTCCAATATCCCGACTTGGCGCCGTTGCCGTGGCGCACGTTTCGTGCTTACATCGACAGGTTGGTGGACGACGTTCCTGCTGACGAGCGCGAGACTGTCAAGATCGACCGCTCTGGCGTCGGGATCACGATCACATACGAGCACACGCTCACCGATGCGGAGATCATGGAAGAACGCCGGCAGAAGGCAATTGCCTGGGTTCAGTCGCTGCCGCGTGAACTGGCAGAGCGCGACGAGATCAAGGCACTCAAGGCGATCATCGGGGTCTGATGGTGTGTCGCGCCGCCTCAATTTCCTCGTCATCGAGCGCAAGATGGAGCAGATCGTGATCGACCTGCACGACGCGGCTCGAATGACGCAGGCGATTGACGTTGGCGTGGCTGATTTTCTGCGTCGGCAAGCCGATGCGATCCACGATGTCGTGCGTGAGATGCGCAGCGTGCTGGCGAGCGATGCGGATTCAAGTTTTGGTGGACTTTAAGGAGCAATGACATGCTGACGACTCAACAACTCGCAACGCTGAAAGCGGCGATCCTGGCGGACCCGGTGCTGGCGCCGCTCACCAGTGGACCGGGGACTGATTACGGCGCCATTGCGGCGGCCATGAGTGCAGATGCGGCGCCTTCGTTCACCGTATGGCGCACGGCGATCTCGCGCAAGGACTGCCAAACCGAAGGCTTCGATTGGACGCAGGCTGACAACCTGACGAACGGGCAGGCGCGCATCTGGGATTGGCTGTTCGACGGCGATTCGCAGTCCATGAACCCGAGCGAATCCGGCAAGCGGGCGGGGGTCGCGGAGTGCTGGAAGGGCACGGCGGCGAAGGTTGCCAATGCGACGTTCGTCCTGAACCAGTGCAAGCGCAACGCCACGCTGGTCGAGAAGTTGCTGGCGACGGGCAATGGCGCCTATGCCACGCCGGCCACGATGGCATACGAGGGTGGCGTCACCCTGAACGACGTTTCCGGGTTGTTCAATGCCTGATGTGAAGCTGGTCATCGCAGTCCCGACAGCCGGCAAGGTTCCGATGGGCTTCGCCTACTCGCTTGCGGGAATGATCGCCAAGGTGGGCGCGCATCGAATCCCGACGCTGCCAGAGGCGACCATCGAGCTTTGCATGGACATCGTGGAATCGAGCAACTGGATCACGAACCGCGAGCAGCTTGCACGCAGGGCCGTGGACAGCGGCAAGACACACCTCATGTTTCTCGATGACGACATGACGTTCGAGCCGCAGATTCTGGAGATCATGCTCGGGCGCCGGCAGCAGGTCGTCTGCACGAACTACCTGATCAAGACGGAGCCGGCGAGCAAGGCGGATTTCGTCGCGGTGGGCCTGGACGGCAAGCGGGTGCTGACACGCGAGGCGAGCGTCGGCATCGAGCCGATCGCTTACAGTGGTTTCGGGGTGTCGATCTTCGCTACCGAGGTATTCAAGAACACCCCGCAGCCGTGGTTCCTGCCGGAGTTCGATCAGGCGTCGAACAGCTACACGACCGAGGACAACCCTTTTTACCGCAAGGCGCGGGAAGCAGGTCACACGGTCTATCTCGATCACGACGCCTCAAAGCTGGTGAGCCACATTGGCGCGAAGGCGTGGAATTGGAAGGAAACATGCAATGGCTGACGCAAGCGTAAAGGTCACGACAAGCACCCAGATCACGCACATAGGCAGCGGCGCATCGCTCGCGGCCAATGCGTTCTCTGGGTCCGCAGATGTCAGCACGGCGCTGGCCGGCACGGGGAACCTCGCCCGCTACCCGCGAGCCGATGTGGTGCTGCTGATCGCTCCCACGGCGTCGATTGCGCTGGCATCGTCGGCGCTGTACCTGTATCGCAGGGACATCAACACCGACAGTACGAACGACAGTCCGATCCCAGCTGCGTCGAACAAGACCAAGTTCGTCGGTGCGTTTCAAGCCGCAGCGGCGACAACGGCAAGCACGACGCAGTATCTGGCTATCAAGGACGTTGACCTTGGCCCGCCGGGTGACTGCGAGTTCTACCTGGAGAACGGGCTGGCCGTGAACGTACCGGCGGGTTGGACGCTCAAGGTCACGCCGAAGACCGACGTTGGATCAACGACGTAAGGCCACGCCGTGCTGATTCTCGAAAGGCCGTGGACGAGACAGCCGCAGGGGGCTGTGGAGGTTGATTGGAGCAACCCACTCGGAAGGTCCGCACGCGAAATATATGTCCCGTCGGTATCGCGCACGTTAGTAAAAGGCTATCAAACGTCGCTCGTCTCAAGCGCAACAGTGCGCCCGACGGACAAAGGGTTTGCAGTATCGACAACTGCGGCGACCATGCAGGGCGTGAAGATCGCCAACAACGCCGAAGACATATTGAATGGGGCAACTACTGCGACCATCGCCCTCTTGCGGAAATGCGCCGACACCACTGCGCGAAACAGCACAATTTTCGGGTACGCAGTCACGCTCGCCGGGAACATTGACCGCGTGCTGGCCCACTCCCCGTTCTCGGACGGAAATTTATATTTAGACTTCGGCAATTCCACTGCTGGCGACGGGCGGGTGTCTGTTGGGTTCACCAAGTCAACCGCGTGGGAGACGTTGGTCTTTGTTGCTGGCTCTCGCGTAGGGCGCGAGGTATGGCGGAATGGTGTGAGAATTGTCAATGACGCATCGGCCAACTTTTCCAGGGTTTCTGTAGTTAACGCGCCATTTTACGTTGGTGGCACTTATTACGAAAACCCGGGATCAACAACGTCGGATGTCGGCGATATTGCTCTGTTCGTCGTGGCTTCGAATGAGTGGACGGTTACCGAAATCCAGGCATTCAACAATAACCCATGGCAGGTATTGCGCCCCCGCCGCATCTACATCCCCACCGCCACCGCAGCCGCCGCCAGCACCTACACCCTGAGCGCCGCGACCTACACCAACCTGACCGCAACCACCGCGCTGCCGCGTGTCACGGTGACCGTCGCATAAAGGCAAGCACATGAGCATCGTCAGCAGCACATACACCCAGGACGCGCACACGCAGGCAAACGGTGAGCGCTATGTGGTCGAGTACCACACCGACAGCGAGAGCCGCGTCCACCAAGTCGGGCCGTGGCTCGCGCCGGTCGGCTTCGACGTTGCCGCCCGCGTGGCTGAGCGTGCGGTAGCGCTGGCAGAGCAACTGGCAGAAGCAGAGGCAGAGGGGATCATCAATGGCGCTTGACCTCAAACACCAGACCGCAGCGGAGTTCGCTGCGCGCTTCTGGGCGCGACTTAAAGCCGCGTATCAGGCCGGCGACAAGCTCGCCTATCACCGCATGGTGTGGTGGCTGTGGTCGAAGATCCAGGCCGGCGATCTGACGAGCGATCAGGTGCGGCTGTCGTTCAACGCGGCGTACTCGCGCACGCTCACCGTGGCGCAGTGGAACAGCCTTGTCACGACGCGCTTCATCCCGATCAAGGACCGTTACCTAGCCATGCTGGCCGAGGGTGATCTGTAATGGCAAACATCTTCTGCTCAAGCACGGGCAGCAATACCAGCCCCTACGAAACGTGGGCGAAGGCTGCGACGACGTTCACCACGGCAGTCGGCGCGGCCACGGCCAGCGGCGATGTCATCGCAGTCGATGCGTCCAGCCCGCCCGCCGACATTGCTGCGGACACGACTTGGACCTTCGTAAACCATGTGAGCGTCATCGCCAGCACGAACAGCGGCACCAGCACGATCACGCCGACGACGATGGGGACGACGACATATCTCGGTGTGAGCGGAGCAACGTCTTACGCAATCACACTGGCTGGCGCGTTCAAGGTCTACTTCTACGGGATCACGTTCAGAGTCGCCGGATCGTCAAATAAGACGATGACGCTGAACAGCAGCGACGGAGGCCATTTCGAGTTCGATAGTTGCTATATCTGGATCGGGACATCGGTTTTTGCATCATTGCAACTTGGGGCGCCTAACAGTCATTTCACTGTTTGTCGTAATACGGTATTTAGGTTCGGGACAACTTCGCAAGCGTTTGCAATTCGCGGGCGCTGCGAGTTTTACAACTGCTCGATATCGTCCGCCGGTTCTGCGCTCTCAACTATGGTGGCAAACGCCGGCAACGCCAACGGGCGCCGTTTTGTCGGGTGCGACCTTTCCCACATCACCGGAACACTAATCGAGAATGATTCAAATCAGTCAGCCCAGACAACATTCGTGCAATGCAAGCTAGGTTCCGGCGTCACTGTTCTCGGCACGCAGACATCGGTGCCTAATAAAGGCTCTGCAAGTGCCGTGCTTCTAGACTGCTCCAGCGGAGACACCCACGGTCTGTTCGGCTACTACGATGCCTTCGGATCGTGCATCAGCGATGTCGGCATCTACTACACCAGCGGCGCTGCTGCGCAGTCGTGGAAGATCACGACGACGGCGAATTGCAGCTACTACACGCCGTTCGTCACGCCGTCGATTGACCTGTACCACACCGGGACGAGCGCGATCACGCCCTACCTTGAAATCCTGCGCGACGGCAGCGCGACGGCGTATCAGAACGACGAAGTGTGGGGCGAGTTCTCGGCGAAGGTGACGAGCGGCACCGTCATGGGCACCGCGTACACCGACAAGATGGCGCTGCTCGGGACTGCCGCAGATCAGGCCGCAGGCGCTGGCACGGGATCGTGGACCGGAGAGGCGGGCACGGCATGGTCTGGCAAGATCGACAGCGGCAGCGCGCTCACGCCTGCTGAAAACGGCCATATCAGCGCCAGAGTCTTCGTCGGCGAGCCGAGCATCACCGTCTACGTTGACCCGCAGATCAGGACGGCGTAAATGGCCGACTTCTCCCGCGTCACTCCGACAGGCTGGAGCCAAGGCGACGACGCCAGCGATGCGGCGCGGGTCACGCCGACAGGGTGGGAGCAGATCAATGCGGTTGCGACGGGTGGTGCCCAGACCCTGTACTGGGTCGTCGCCCCGACCGCGCTCGCTGACTACACAGACGACGACACCAGCGCCGGGTATATCCGCAATGGGCAGGACGACACCGGCAGCGCGCTTGCAGCCGGCAGCTACGGCAGCATCGCCTCGCCGACAACTCCTGGCGCCAATGTCGTAGACGCAGCAGCCGCAGCGACGGGCTTGACCCCGGGAACCGCCTACCGTATCGCCTGGACGATCTGGGACGGCGTTAACTACGGCGGCGGAACGGCCACGAAGGTAGTCGAGTCGGCGTCCTTTACGACGATCAATATCCCGGTCTTCATATACCACTATCTGCACCATCTCGGCTCGATGTCGAACTAAAGGAACGAATCATGTTTTTTGTCCGACAAGGCGCAACGCACAAGTTGCTGATAGGCCCGGTGGTGGCGGTGGCGAACGGCTACGTTCCTGTGACGACGTTGGACCTGTCCACGGCTGACGAGAAGGCGGCGATCCTGCATGACAACGGTACCGTGGTCAGCATCAGTGCTTACACGTTCGCTGCTGTCACCAGCGCGGACGGGTACTATCACCTGACGCTGCAAAGTGGGATCACTAACACCGTCGGTCATGTGACCATCGTCATCAACGACGACAGCCTGTGCCTGCCGGTCAAGGCAGAGTACACGGTGATCGACACGGTGGCCTATGACGCACTGTTCGCCGACGGCGCCACGGGTGCGTTCACCGGGGTCGCGCTTGCGGCGGATCAGGCAGTCAACGCGACGAAACTTGCCGGTCAAACCATCACCGCCGCTGCTGGCGTCACGTTCCCGACATCAGTAGCCAGCCCGACGAACATCACAGCCGGGACGATCACGACAGTGACGACCTTGACGAACCTGCCAGCGATCACGTCGAACTGGCTGACGGCGGCAGGCATCGCAGCCGGCGCGCTCGACGGTAAGGGCAACTGGAACATCGGCAAGACGGGATACGCGCTCACGGCGACCACGGGGCTCGGGAACCAGACGGCGAACATCACTGGCACGATCACCACGGCGACGAGCGTCACCAACCAACTGACTGCAGCGCAGATCGCAACCGGCGTGTGGCAGGACGCGACTGCAGGCGACTTCACGACTGCGAGTAGCATTGGTAAGGCGCTGTACGTTGCCAACGTGGTGCCGGGCGCGGCTGGAGGGCACTTCATCGCCGGCACGAACGCAGCGACGAGCATCACGACGGCCCTCACTGCAAACATCACGGGCAACCTGTCCGGCAGCGTTGGCAGCGTCACCGGAGCGGTGGGTAGCGTGACGGGCGCTGTCGGCTCGGTCACTGGTGCGGTGGGAAGCGTCACCGGCAATGTCGGCGGTAACGTCACAGGGTCGGTCGGCTCTGTGACTGGGAATGTCGGCGGCAACGTGATCGGATCGGTGGCCTCTGTGACCGCACTCACCACGGCAAACATCGCAGATGCGGTTTGGGACGAGACCATCGCAGGCCATGCTGCCGCGGGCAGCACCGGAGAGGCGCTGGCCGGCGCAACTGCCCCGAGCGCGGCCTCGGTTGCCGATGCTGTCTGGGATGAGGTGCTGTCTGGTCACCTGACCGCTGGCACTACCGGAAACGCGCTCAACGCGGCAGGCTCGGCAGGCGACCCGTGGAGCACGGCACTGCCAGGCGCATACGGCGCCGGAACTGCAGGCAAGCTGATCGGTGACAACGTGAACGCGACGATCAGCAGCCGCGCCACGCAGACCAGCGTCGACACGATCGACGGCATCGTGGACAGCATCCTCGTGGATACCGCCGAGATCGGGACGGCCGGCGCTGGGTTGACTGCGCTGGCGACCGCGGCGAATCTGGCGACAGTCGCCGGGTACTTGGACACCGAGATTGCCGCGATCTTGGCCGACACCAACGAGCTTCAAACGGACTGGGCTAACGGTGGCAGGCTGGATCTCATCCTCGACGCGCGGGCCTCGCAGACATCGGTCGATGACGTGCCCACGAACGCGGAACTGGCGACGGCGCTTGGCACGGCCGACGACGCAGTGCTGGCTCAGGTCGCGCTTGTCAAGGCCAAGACCGATCTGATCCCGGCTGCACCGGCTGCGGTGGGCGACATCCCCACAGCCACGGCGAACGCTGACGCGCTGCTCAACCGCGACATGAGCGCGGTCAGCGACACCAACGCTCGGAGCCCGCTCAACGCCCTGCGCTTCCTGCGCAACAAGTGGAGCATCAGCGGCACGACGCTGACCGTGACCAAGGAAGATGACAGCGCATCGGCGTGGACATCGACCGTGGCGACCACCCCTGGGGCCGACCCAGTGACCGGCAACGACCCAGCATGAGCGATAACACTCAGGTCGTCGCCGGCAGCGGCGACTTCATTGCCACCGACGACATCGGCGGGGTGAAGTACCAGCGGGTCAAGCTGGTATACGGTGCCGATGGGGTGAACGCTGGTGATGTGTCGGAAGTCAATCACTTCCCGATTGCCGAGCGGTACTTCGAGCCCTCCAGCACGATGCGAGATGCGTTCGGCCGGGTGCGCGTCTCGGCGCCTCAAGTCCTGGGCTTCGGCGCCTTCGAGTACGGCCTTAACACCGCCTACATCGAGTCATCTGTCAACGGCTCGGGCGCTGTCGCAAACCTGGTCAACGAGTCGAGCGTGTCGTTGACAAACGGCGGCGGCACATCCGGCCACTACGCCTACGCAGCCACCAGGCAGTTTCATCGCTATGTGCCTGGCCGGTCGCAGCTTGTGCGGTGGACGGGCAGTTTCGGCACCCCTACAGCCAACGTGCGCCAGCGGGCCGGGTACTTCTCGACCCGCAATGGCTGCTTCATGGAGTACGACGGGACCACGCTGTACTTCGTGCGCCGCACCTACACCAGCGGCAGCGTGGTTGACAACCGCGTGGCACGGGATGACTGGAGCGACCCGCTGGACGGCACGGGGCCGTCAGGAATCAACATGGACTTCGCGGGCGGCACGACGTGGCTCGCGTGGGTCGACCTCGAATGGCTGGGCGTCGGCCGCTACCGTTTCGGCGTGGCGTCACCGTCGACCGGGGAGCTGATCGTCTGCTACGTCGGGTCGGGCACCAACAGCCTCGTGGTGCCATACATCACCACGGCCAATCTTCCAGTGCGCTACGAGGTCCACAACACCGGCGACGCGGCGGCCGTCACGATGAAGTGGATCTGCTACGCCGTGGACACCGAAGGCGGTGATGAGGGTTCTTTGCCCATCCAGTCCGCCATTGACAGCTCCACCACGCCGAAGCCTCTGGCCACCACGTCATACATGCCGATCATCGCCCTGCGCGCGGCCGCGGTCGGACCCAACAGCGTGCCCAACCGTGGGCAGATCATCCTGCGCGCCCTGTCTGCCTTCATCGGCGGATCAAACAGCGGCCACTTCAGGGTCATCCTCAACCCGACCACACTGACGGCCAACGGCGGGGCGGTCACCTGGTCATCCGCTGGAGCGCTCGGGGAGCTGGCGACATTCACGCAGGCCGGGGATACCGTCTCGGGCGGCACCGTCATCGACAGCTTCTACGTCGGCGCGTCGGCCCAGAACAAGGGCGGCGGTGACGCGGACCTGTACCGCCGCCTGCCCCTGGTATACACCGAGATGGGCAGCGTGCAGGACACGATCGTGCTGGCTGGCCGGTCCATTGGTGGCGCGACCGACTGCTACGGTGCGGTGACCTTCCAAGAAGTGTACTGATGTGCTTCCGGTCCTCTTCAATGCGCAGCCACGTGGAGTCCGGTCACTTCTTGCGTTCTGGATGGGCGGTGCCGGAGCTGTCCCTGCGCCAGAGCATGGCTCAGTCCGCGGCATGCTTGCGCCGTGGATGGGTGGCGCTGGCGCAGAACCAGTCGCGGACGAGCAGGGCGGTGTCTCGTCGCTGCTCGCATTCTGGATTGGCGGCGCCGCGCCAGGAATCGCAGTCGACGAACCGGCCATACCGCCAGGCGGTGTACGGCGCCGCGACGTGGCCGGCGTGCCGCTCACAGACCGCCGTGCCAGGCTCATCGGTGACGAGGACGAAATCCTGCTGGCGATGACGCTGGCCGCTTGGAAGGGCACACTGCAATGACGCTGTTCGTCAAGTTCGAGGGCCTGAGCGAGGTCACTGGGTCGCTGCGGCGCCTGCCGGAGCACCTGGAGAAGTCGACCATCCTCAAGATGAGTCAGGTGGCCTATGACGAGGCGCAGAAAGGCGCCGGCCGCCACGTCAAGACCGGGGCGCTGTTTCAGTCGCTGTTCAACCGCGCCATCCCGAACGGCCGCGAGATCGGGCACGACCCGCAGCGCGCGCCGCATGCCATCTTCGTGCAGCTGGGCACGCGACCGCACGAGATCCGCCCGAAGAACAAGAAGACCCTGCGCTGGGCGTCAGGCAACGGGTTCGTCTTCGCCAAGGTCGTCAAGCACCCCGGCTACATCGGCGACGCCTACCTGATCAACGCCGCGACGCTCGCCGTGCGCGAGTTCTCCCGCATCCTCGACGAATCACTGAAAGAGGCCCCCTGATGGCTACCACCTACACATACCCGGATGCCTATCTGGCGCGCTTTTGCACCGAGGAACGCGAAGCCCGCGCCCTGGCCGACATCACACTCATGGCCGGCGACAATACGCTGTCGGCCGACTGGACCGAGCGGCTCACGATCCTGCAGGCTTACGTCCTGTCGTGCCTTGAGAACCAGGCCGACGCCGAAGACCTGTTCACCGCGAAGCTGAAAAGCTACCGGCAGCAGCTCGACGTTATGCTGCCGCAGGCGGTCGCGGCCTCCCTGGCCACGGCAGGCACGATCAGCAACATCGGCCTGATGTCGATCCCGCTGGAGCGCGGCTGATGTTCCGCGACCTCGAGACCGCGCGCGACGCGCTGGCGCAGTGCGCGACGATCACCACGGCGCAGGCTGGCGACCCGGCGACGGGTTCCTGCGCGATCGGGCTGGAGGCGAATATCTCGCCGGCCGACTACCCGATGATCCGCATCGTCCCGGTTCGCATCGTGCCTGGCAAGGGCTACGGCGCGCGGTCCTGCGAGGCCCTGCTCTACTTCGGCGTGCCGATCGCAAACAGCGAAGGACTCGAAGCCGTCTACGAAGAACTGTTCGACTTCGAGGCCGAGATCATCGACGTCCTGGGCGCGCTCCGCGGCCGGTATATCGAGACCGTGACCGACGAGGACCGGCTCGACACATACAAGCTCATGGCGATCCGGTGCGAGATTTCCGACCTGTCGCACGTCCGGCTAGCTGGAGTGGCAAATCTGGCGGTGAGCTACGCGATCGGGTCTTAAGGCCCGCCAACCGTCCCGATGTAGTACGCCGGATCGCGCCCCGCGTTGGCGATCGACTCCGGCGACACGCCGCGCAGCACGGCCTCGGCCTTCGCGCGCGAGCCCATGACACGCCCGGCGACGGATTCGTTCAGCCTGTTGATGAAGTACGCATCGCCCTCGGGGTCGCGTTCCTTCGCCGTGCGGCCGGTCAGGTCCAGGCGCGGGGACATCACGCAGCGGCAGTGAGGATGAAAAGGCGGCTTCGGCGCCACGGCCTTGGGGTATACCCCTGGCCCGAGCCCGTACAGGTCGCGCCCGGCCATCAGCGTGCAGATGCACACTTCGCCGCCTGGCGCGCGGCGGATCTGGACGAACTCTACGTCGGGGTCCAGCATCAGCCGCAGCGCCTCGGCGTCGCTGTAGGCCCGGTGGAGCTCGGTGCGCGCGATGCGGCTGGCGAAGTAGCGCATGCGCTCGTAGAAGGCCACCTGCAACCGCTTCTCTAGCAGGGCCTGCCCATCTGCGCCTTCCAGGCTGTCCAGCGCAGCCAGAGCCTCGGAATAGGCCGCGCGCAGGGCGCCGGTCTTGAGCCCGTCGACCTGCAGCTGCGCCAAGGCCCGCGTCATCCCGTCGCGCACCGCAGAATCTGGCAGCAGCGCCTCGCGCATGTAGCGCGGCAGCTTCGGATTCTGCGGAGACATCTTCAGCGGCTCGGCACCTGGCTCACGGAACGAGTAGCCCTCGAACAACTGCAGCGCCAGCGCGCGGGCATCTATCCAGCCCTGCGTGTGGCGTGAAACGACGCCCTGCACGATCTCGCCGGTCGTCGCGGACTCAGACCACAGGCGGATCGACAGCGACACGGCGCCGACAGCCATGGCCATGACGTCGGCGGTGCCCACGGACTGCGCCAGCAGGCCCGAGAACGCGGTCGCCATGATCTCGGCCATCGCGCCCTGGAACCCTGCTATCACCTGCGTCACGGCCTCGCGCGGCGGCGTGCCGTCGCGGATCAGCACGACGAGCGCGTCCATGGCGTCGCGCAGTTCGGCGTCGAGGCCGGCGACAGTCGCGGCCAACAGGGCAGCTTCTTGTTCTGGTGTCATATCTTCCCCGCCATGTCTGCCGCCATTGAAACAACCCGCCAGGCCTCTATGCGGCCCACGACGCACCGGACGCGCACGATGGTGCAGGCCTCGCGCCGACCAATGCCCGACCGCAGCAGTGACAGCGCGATGGCCAGGCGCCGTGCACGCTCCAGCGTCCGCGGGTTGAGCGTGTGCACGGCTTCGAGCAGGTGCTCGTCGCTCATAGGCCCTGCACCCGCAGGCCGGCTGGATTGGCGTCCTGAATCCCGATCAGTCCGGCAAAGGCCCGCGACAGCGCGTCGACCTGGTCGTCTTGCTTGCCGTTCGGGAACATCCGCATCTCGTCGATGAGCGCAGCATTCCATGGCCCGCGCATCATCAGCACGTTGCCTACGTTGATCTGCGATGCCAGCGGCTCGGCGCGCGTGACCTTGTCGCCCGTCTCGGGGCTGGTGTGCACGCTGTAGCCGGCGAGCTGCCGGGACAGGTGCAAGACCTGCGTCTTGCCGGCCTGGCCAGGGTCTTGCGGGATCGAAACCCGCACGCCCACGCCGTCGCGGCTTGCCGTGTTGCGCAGCGCCGCGTCGCGCTCGTCGGGCCCCACCCGCAGCCGCACCATGTCGCTGATGACGAACCGGCCGTCACGCAGCTTGCCCAGGCGAGCGCCCGCGGTCCAGTCGCCATCTGTCGTCGAGGCCAGATCCCAGCCGCGCAGCCACTGCGTCGGCAGGGCCGGCAGGGCGTCGACGATCTGGATCTGATCCGGCTTGAACAGCCCGCCCTCAGGCGGCGCCGGGCGCTGGCGGTACTGGCCCGCGAAGGTGTACGGGCTGGCCGTCTCCATGCGGCGCAGATCCTCGACGCCATGTTTCTCTGGCCACAAAGGCGTGCCATCATCCTGCCAGGCGGACAGGCAGAGGTGTTCCCACGTCTCGCCGTTTCCGCCGGCCAGCAGCCAGCCGCTCAGATCGTCCTCGTGCAGACGCTGCATGACGAGGATGATCGGCGTGTTCTCCGGGTCGTTCTTCCGGCTTTCGAGCGTGTTTGCGAACCAGTCGAGCACGCCCTGGCGCACGACGTCGGACCTTGCCTCATCGGCCTTGTGCGGGTCGTCGATGACGATCGCGCCGCCGAACCCTGAGCGCATCTTGCCGGCGCCGAAGCCCGTGATGGTGCCCGCGGCGCCGGTGGCATACATCACCCCGCCGGCGGTCGTCGACCAGTGCGCGCGGGCCTCGTCGGCCAGCTGCACGCCTGGGAAGATCTCCCGGTAGGCCTCGTGCTGTATCAGGTCGCGCACGTTGGCGCTATTGCTCGCCGCCAGGGTGGCGCTGTAGCTGGTGTGGATGAACTCGGCATCTGGAACCTTTCCCAGAGCCCAGGCGATGAACATGACAACGGCGAGCTCGGTCTTGCTGTACCGGGGCGGGATGTTGATGATCAGTCGCCGGCACTCGCCGCGGAAGACGCGCATCAGGGCGTTGCAGATCAGCCGGTGATGGGGGGCCCGGCGCCACTGGAACCCGCGGCGCTTGCCGAACATCCAGCGGGCGAAGAAGTAGAGATCCTGCCGCGCCATCTCGGCGGCGACGAATCGCTCGCGGAGATCGTGCTCGGGGCTCATACCTTCCCGGCCACCTCGGCCGCGATGCGCGCGAACTCGCCAGGCGTCAGGCTCACCGACTGGATCGGGCCGCCGCCGGGGCCGGTGTGCTCCTTGCGGTCGATGTACAGCCCGACCGCCTTGCCGCGGGCGACCTCTGCCGCGATCGCCGCCGACATCTGCTCGGCTTTCGCCGCCATGTTACGTAGGCTCTTGAGGTCGGCCAGGTGCGATTCGAGGGTGATCTGGGCCTTCTCAGCGATCGGTGCGCGCAGTTCTTCGATGCGCCCCCTAACGTCCCCGTGACTCGCCAATTCGCTCGCGCGCTTGCGGATCGTCTCGGCCTTCATGTTCCCGGCGTCGAACGCCATGCGGTAAGCCTCGCCGTGGTTCTTCCCCGACGCCACAGCCTGCGCAAACTTCTCGCGCTTGGGCGTGATGCTCACGCCGTCTCCTTCACCCTGCCCGCCGCGACCTCATCGAACGTCTGCCCGGTGGCCTCCAGCGTGGCCTGCTTGCCGGTGAACTCCTGCCAGCGCTTGACAGCGACGTCCACATAGGCCGGCGACAACTCGATGGCGTGGCACGCGCGGCCCGTCATCTCGGCGGCGATGATCGTGGTGCCGCTGCCGCTGAACGGCTCGTAGACGGCCTGGCCTGGGCTGCTGTTGTTCTCGATGGGGCGCTTCATGCACTCGACGGGCTTCTGGGTGCTGTGG